CACGGACGTTCGTACGCGGATAAAGGCTTTCAGCCGGGCGCGGCAGGCATTAAGCGCCGACATCAGCAATGACTCTCCCGCCAGCCCGGTTTTCATCTCGCTCACTCTGCTTCCGGCGTTTTCGGCGTGCTGTCGTCGCGTTTATCTTCGCGATGACCGTGCCAGCCGCAATGCCCGCGACCATGGCGACCAAAGCCTTCGCGACGCTGCTGAATAAACGCCTCACGCTGTTCGGGGGTCATGTTCATCCAGCGTTCGTGCATACGACGGTGCGCGCCGAACATCCCCGGGCGGAAACCCAGCCCGCCGAACAGGATCCGGCTTAATACCAGAATTCCCAGCGCCTGCCAGAAACCGATGGCTTTCACGCCAAGAATGGTCGGGAGTAAGGCATTCCACAGGGTCATGACCACCAGTCCCAGTACAAGGACGATTACCGCGCCTATCACCAGCCCTTTACCCATACGGTGGCGGCCAAACCCGCGTCCGTGCCCTCTTCCGTGCATATCGAAATCTCTCATGGTGTTTACCTCATTTACAGTGATTGATTATGGCTTGTGATGAGGTAGACGGATGAGGCGGGGAAATATTGCTGGGGAGAATATAAAATTTTTTGTGCTTACGGATTTTAACGCATATCGCTCGCGACGGGTGGGCGCTATGCGTCGCCTCCCGGACATCATCTCATACGAAACATTCGTTTAACTAATTAGCCCCTCTAAGGCCTGCTGAATGCGCAGACGGTGGTCAGTGAGCTGGCATGGGCGGAAACGTCGTGTCGTCTGTAGGCGCTCGACGTTGTAATTCCCGCCTATCTGATCAAGGTCGCTCCCTGCAGCGTAAGCCAGCATGACCGCACGCGCAGCCTTGTTGACGCGATGTTGCCAGATAACTTCCCGGTAGGTGTTTTCCTGCAGAAGAGTCACAATCGGCTCTGATTCGAGCATTAGCGTGCGTGCAACTGCCTCCTGCTGTTCTTCAGGATAAAGCGAGACGAGGATAGCCTCATAGTCCATCACGTCCACGACATCAAGCGCATGGCTGTCAGGTTGACACCGCTGGATCGAGGAATAGCAAACGCTTTGCCTGATATGCTCGACCTCAGATATGCTGAGTCCGGTCAGGCTGTTCATTGTGAGATAACGCACCGTCATTGTGTCCACTTTGTCCAGCTTCCGCCTTTCTGTACGTTGCCGTGCGCGTGGTCATCTACCTGCATGCCGTTTGAGAAGAGTGCCCCGCCGGTGTGTTTGATGTTGCCGGTCATCTTCCGGCCTTTATGCACTTCGAGCGTGCCGGTCGTATCAAGAGTGATACGGATCGAGGCTTTTACAGCATCACCGGCATGGTGTACGCGATGGACCCCGACGCGATGACGTTGGCGGTTTTGAAGCCTGAAACGGTGAGCGCCCCGCTTCCGGGCTCGTACTCAATTACAGCACCGTCAGGAAAGGTGACATGAAACGCATCGGCTAAGGACGACGGTGCGGAATTGTCATCAGAGAAAATGTCCAACAGCAAAAAAGCTGTATCGAACTCGTCTCCGATGGCTAACAATAACATCTGCTCATCGACTGATGTCCCCCACATGCGGGGACGACCGGCGCGAGAGGTGAGCCAGTTTAGCCAAGTGGTTTCAATGCCGCCGGTCTGGACGCGACAAAGCCCACTATCGAGGTCGATGTCGGTTACGATTCCGGTGCGGATAAGGTTGCGTATTGCCCGAGCAAACTCTTGATAATTAGCTATGTTTTTCATGAGCTAAGGGTATTAGATACCAACTATCAAAAACCACTCAGGCAGTTTGTGGGGGGGATAGCACAACACGATTAATTCAAACCGATGTATTGGCTTTGAGACCTCCTTAGATTATATTCACACTACTTAAAGGGACTACTTATTCTTAGAGGGCAATGTGAGTGTACCAGTAAAGGATAAATTATTTAGTTTTTCAGCAATAGCTATTGCTGTCGGTGCAGCAGGTTTTGTATCTGCAGTCGTCACAATGTTTGTTGATACTTCGCAACAGTACTCAGTGAGGGTCATTATATTCCTGGTGTGGCTTTTTTTATCAATCTTAGTGGTATTAATTAAGATCATTAATGACCTTTCAAACATTGAAATTACACAACCCACATTACCACGAGAAAAGCCAATAAAAATACTAAGCAATGGGCAGTTAATATTGATAAGGAAAAACGACTTATTCATCAACAACGCAATAGTTGGTTGTTATTGTGTTGAGGATGATTTTGAAAGTTTAATTTATATAGCTGTAGTCTCCCATGTACAGGACAATTTCCTACAAGTAAAGGTCATTGCAGATTTTAGAGATGATAGGGCCAAGCAAATGCTTACAACAAGAGGGGTAGATTGCATGGTAATCAGACCTACTATACCATATGAGGCATTAACCCTGATAGGAGCAGATTCTAATGACTAATAATTTTTTTGCGAAAATAGTTAAGATCGACGACACCAATACTGAGTTTATTATAAATAAAGGAAGTGCTGACGGTATTAGGGATCACTCTGAGTTTGTAATTATTGAGGTTGGAGAGGAAATTTTCGACCCTGATACCGGTATAAGCTTAGGTAAATTAGAGATCGTCAAAGGTAAGGTTAAGGTCAAGCATATTCAAGAAAAAATGACAACCATCATTTCTAATGAGTATCGATATGAACCCGATAGAAAAGAGATCAGAAAATCCGTCATTAACAACCCAACATTATCGAAACTTATGGCATCAGCATTAATAAGCCGAGATTCCGATATAGAGATTATTATTCCGGGCGGAAAAACAATAAAGTCTATTGAAGGAGTCAAAATTGGTGATTTCGTTTCAAAAATAAACTAGCCCCCTCCCCCCTAAATCCAATAAGGGGGGAGTTACTTCCTCATTTCGAGGTCAAAAACTCTTGAATCAAAAATTCAACATTTTTCTGCTCAATGTCATTGAAACCTAGAAGTTTCCTCTCTGGATATGGCACATCCTCGCTGTGTTGACTCGGCCGATCTTTTAGCCCCATTTGATGGAGCCGCGCAATGCGCTGCACTTTGCCTGTAAACTCCACCACGGCGGCATCATTGCGGGCGATAGGGTTCGTGCGCAACTTCTGAAACATCGCCGGCTTAATCCGCCCGGTCTTAGCCCTGAGAGGCTGACGCTTTCGCGCCTGATACGGTGAGCCGTCCGGGGCTTTTTGCTGTTTGATACGTTGCTGTTACGACTTGCGCAGCTCTTTTGCTGTCTCACCGGCCTGCTTCCGGTGACAGGGAAGCAAGCAGCCCGGCGAGCTTGTCGTCAAAAGGTTTAAAGTCACTCATCCCACTTACTCACCAGTTCGCCGTTGATGTATAGTTCTTTTGGCCGGGTGACGGGCTCAGGCGGCGGAGGCTCAGGGGCATAGCTCACGTGCAGTGCGCCGTTTTCCTCTTTGATGATGGTGCGCTCGGTGAGCTGCAGGCTGATGCTGATATCAACACTGTCCCCGTCGTTTAAATCCATCTGGAAACGGTAGCCCTTTTTGCGTCCGTCATCAAGCGTGCAGATATCCGGCTGATTCTCACGCAGCCAGGCGGCCACCGGCACGAATATCAAATCGGGGTCGCCCGCAAAGTCACACACAATCACATTCAGGGTATAAATTTTCTCATGGGACAGCGAGGCCGCGAGACGCGCATCGATATTCCCCTCATTGGCAAAGATGCGAATCATTTCGGGGTTTGTTTCTAACTGCGGAACGGCTTTAATCAGCGCTTCGCCCAGGCTGCGTGCTTTCTTCATCGAGTTTGTCCTGACAGTTTTTTGACGGTTTCAACCTGCAGCGCGCAGGCGGCGAACGCGTGCTCAAGCCTGCGAATATCGGCTCAATGGGCGATATCGAGAAGGTGGCACGGGTGTTTGTACGTAACGAGCTGACGCCGCTGCAGGAGCGGTTTAAAGAGATTAACGATTGGTTAGGAATGGAGGTGATCCGCTTTAAGGATTACAGCATCTATAACGACTAAACCCGCCCAAAATGCCGCCTACGGGCGGCACATCCTCAGACTTCATCAGATGCCGCACAAGCCACGCAATCCCGCGACCGCCTCACGATTAACCTCACCGCTCAGCGCGCCGCCACGACGCGCACAGACGCACAAAATAAATCCTGTCACCACCTCTGGCGCGCAGTGCTATCCCCGCCTCGCCTGCCGGCTTAAAGGGTCGCTTTTAATGCAGGTGCATCAGGAGCATCAAACCTTTCCAGCACTGGCATTGTCTAATAAAATTCTTGTTGGAAAACGCATGCAAATTCATGCGCCATGACGAACGCACTAATGAATTACAGGCAAACGACTTAATAAAACCTGCTTCTAGGAACTGATTTATGTGCGATAATATCTGGATTAACTGAGAAGACACTAAGCATACTGAACAAATGCCTAAGTCATTCGACTGAGGCGGGTCAGTGGGGGGAAAGATGTTAAGTGCAGTAAAAGATAGGCTGCCTGAAATAAATGCTGAAGTAGCAACAAACTTGATAACTTAAGGGTTCATTCATGTAACTTCACCAATGAAGGCGACGTGTCGTCGAAAATCTACTGGAAAAACAATCAACACTGAAAGTATGCTCTATAAGTAAATGAAATCTAGAAACTTGACTTTATCTTTATGACCAAGCAATTTAACTTAGTTATAGGTGAATTTCTCAATGGCTGCACAAACTGACCATAGATGTTTTAAACAACCTCAATCCAACACAGTAAAGTTATGGAAGTATATGGACTTTACAAAATTTGTAGCGCTCATATCATCAGGGCAGCTTTTCCATTGCCGCTCTGATAAGTTCCGTGATCCGTACGAAGGCTCCTATCCAATTAGGAATAGAGAAAGTGACGAAATAATTTTCTCTCGTATCCCTTCTGAATATCGTGAAAATGCAATACAACAATTTTACGGTTTCTCTGAGTGGACTCGTCAATGGACATATATTAGTTGCTGGCATGTAAATGAATTTGAATCTGCAGCAATGTGGGATCTTTATGCTAAAACGGAAGAAGCTATAGCGATCGAAACAACTTATGAACACCTCACATTATGTTTACCTGACCAAGCATACATTGGGCTGGTAGAGTATATTAACTACAATGATCAGATCATACCTGTAAACAATGCATTTCATCCGTTCCTGTTTAAAAGAAAGTCATTCGAACATGAAAGAGAAGCACGTACAATTATTCAAGAACTACCTTACGATGACGAGAAACTGAATACAGAAAGAAATAATACCATTATTGGGAAAAATGTTCAAATAAACACAGCTAAGTTAATTCAGAGAATTTACATATCTCCAAATGCCGCCGATTGGTTTACTGATTTAGTTAAAGAAGTATCCAGCAAATACGATATAAATGCACCGGTAATAAAATCAGATCTTTATACTAGCCCGATCCTGTAACCAACCAAAAGCCAATAATTCAAGATTGGATTTTGAATTAAAAGAATGGGTAAATAACTTCATCAAATTTGGACTAAACACTAACGCCTCGACGGGCTCGTTGTTCAACGCCATCGACACTGTAAGCGAGTTTCAGCATCGATGGCGTTCCTACAGACGACGTGGTAGCACGTATTTCGGTCCTTTCGCTGTTGTGAGTGCCTCCGTATTTTCGAAATACTGATGTAACAATATTTACGATGATTGCCTCTCACGATTCCAGAGTTTCTAGCCAACTCATCAGAAATCAAATTCTCGTTAATTATGATTTGCTGCAAATGGAGCATGGCAACCATCAACTTAATACGTTTAGATGGGTGCAAAGGCACCTCCGTCATCATATAAATACAGCTCATTTTGCTACATTCTCACCTGCAAGTTTTGCAAATGCGAGATAAACATGCCGAGTGAACTTACCCACCTGAATTGACAATTTACACCATCCTCCTGATAGGCTTTTCTGCCTCGCAATTCCGCTGTTGATATTGATTCGCCATTGGTTGTCCAACATCCGTAATCACGCCGACATTGTTCATCAAGTGTGGGTAAAACGCGCATTATCGATCTTATGTCATCGACGCGGGATTTAACACCCAATGAATTTCGGGTCGCCAAAACTTATGCCCCCCTATATTTTTTGTATGAATAAAATAATGTGAGTGGCATAACTGGATCGCCGCCGCTGGTGAGCTTTCCACAGTTATTGACAGGACTCCGAGGCGCGGCCATGCCGCTTTTTAAAGTCAAAGGCTCAACAACCAAAAACTGTGGAACGATACACCATTCGGCTACTCGGATAATTTGTACCAGCTCAGAGCCAAATGCTGGCCGTAGATGCCCACAACGTTTCCCTTGTAAGATTGCTAGCGCAACTTTCCAGTTACGCCAGACATTAAAAAGGCTCCCTCAGGAGCCTCTCATTATCAATCAAGCCTGCGCCGGCAAACTAAAGCTCGAAATACTCCTTGAGAGCTGCTGCGCCTGCTCTTCCAGTGAAGCGGCGGCTGCGGCGGATTGCTGAACCAGCGCGGCGTTCTGCTGGGTGACGCCATCCATCTCTGTCACCGCCTGTCCGACCTGGCTGATCCCACGGCTTTGCTCTTCAGAGGCAACGGAGATCTGCTCCATCAACGTATTCACTTTATTCACGGAACTGATAATAGAATCAATGACCTCGCCTGAGCGGTTCACCAGTTCAGCACCGTTTTTGACGCTGGAAACCGACTGGGCAATCAGGCTTTCAATGTCTTTCGCGGCAACCGCGCTTTTCTGAGCAAGGGTGCGCACTTCACTGGCCACCACGGCGAAGCCGCGTCCTTGTGTGCCGGCGCGTGCTGCTTCAACCGCGGCGTTGAGCGCCAGAATGTTAGTCTGGAAAGCAATGCTGTTGATGACGCTGGTGATGTCCTCGATGCGCTTAGAGTTCGCCGCGATGGTATTCATCGTTTCGATCACTTCGCGGGTCACGGCCTCACCGGTGTGCGCATTGTTCACCGCGTCCTGCACCAGTTTTCCTGCCTGATGAACGTTATCGGTGTTATTCGCCACGGTCGCGCTCAGCTCTTCCATGCTGGCCGCCGTCTGGGTTAACGCGGAGGCCTGCTGCTCGGTGCGTGAAGCCAGATCGATATTCCCGGAAGCAATTTCCTGCGCGGCGTGGGTGACGGTTTGGCTCGCGTCACGCACCTGGGCGATAGTCGACAGAAGCGCCTGGCGCATCTGCTCCATTGAGCCCATCAGGTGATCGATTTCATTGCCGGAGGTGCCTTTTACCGGCACTGGAATGTCCAGTTTACCGGCGGCAATCTGGCTGCAGTGCTCGCGTGCCAGGTTGACCGGCGCGAAAACAAAGCGCTTCATCAGCAGGCTGACGGCAACAATCACGATTACAAACAGGAAAGCAATCGCCGCAATGATCGCCAGACCGGAGATGAAATTACTGCTCGCATCCTCGTTCAGGGTTTTGGCATATTTCTGGTGAACGGCAAGTACCTGGTCGAGAACGATTTCATACTGACGGTCGAGGCGGGACACCTCCGGGATAAGCGCATTAAACTTTGCGACATCGTGCGCAGCAGCGGCATCAATCAACGGTGCCAGCCCCTGGTTACGGTAGTTTTGCCAGGCATCCTGATACGCGCTCACCAGCGGCGCTTCATCCGACAGGCGCGGAGACGCCATAAACGCTGCAAAGGCGTGATCCGCTTTTGTGAGGGCCTCTTTAACTGCGGAAAGTTTCGCTGACTCATCAGCCGAGTTCCCCGCTTCCACCATCTTCACGTACTCCATCACCCTGACACGCAAGGTACGGCTGTGGTTGATGGGGTCAATGATCGACAGCACAACCTGGATTTCTTTGTTCACATTATCCAGGGAATTATTACTTTTAATGATGAGGCCAACGCTGGTAATGGTGCTGACGACAAAGAAGAAAAGCAGAGCAAAAAGGACAATCAGGGATGATTTTTTTAACGACATGGACCGATACCTCAAGAATAAACATTCCCTATCGTTATCGGCCGATCCAAAACTTAAATTAATTAAAGTTATTAACGTTTCCCTTCAACAGCCAGAGCTATGCTTTCGCTTTATAGCGCCGCTGCAGGGTGGCATCCAGTTTTCGCTGTAACGGTTGTGGCGTTTCGCCGTCGATCAGTTTGCCAATCAGATCAAAGCAGTGCCACGCCAGCTGGCGGTTATCCTGGCGAATGGTATCAACCGGAATGGTGAGCGAGTCGTAAAGGTAGTGATCGTCAAAGCTGGCTAACCGGATATCACTTTGCATCAGGTTATGCTGCCCCATATAGCGCAATACCCCTTCCAGCAGACCACAGGCGGCAGTGAACAAGGCTTTTGGCGGGCGTCCCAGGCGGGCGCACAGCTCGGCGAACATCTCGTAGCCGGAGCTCGGGTGATAGTTGCCGTGAATGATCCACTCCGGGCGCAGCGCCACATTGGCCTCTTGCAGTCCTTGCTTGAATCCTTCCAGACGATC